GATTTGGTATTGGTCCTTTACTTAAACGTTTAAGTCAGAAGAGTCCAAAAAAAGCATACACAGATTATTTAGAAAGCGTTAAAAAAAGAGCACAAGAAGGTGATATGAAATCACTAGCACCTGAACTTGGTGCAGTTACTGCTACTGGTGTTTTTATTAACAGACGTATGAAAGATGTTTTAGAAAACATGAAAGAAAAAGATATGGAAAATAATTTAAAAAATTTTAGAAAAGAATTAGAACAAGATGATTTTTATAAAGAACGTCCAGAACTTAAAGATAAGATATTAGAAAATTATACAGAAAAAATGTTTGGTGAAAAGAGAGCAGATGGTGGACGTGCAGGGTTTGCAAATGGAACAGGAGCTCCAAGTATTACATATGATTTTGATAAAGAACAAGAACCTATGGGACCTACCTTTGAAACAAACGATCCTGAAGAAGCTTTAAAAGAAATAGTTCGAAGAATGATAAATGTTGAACCTGCTAAAATTCCTTTGTCAAAAGACATGCAGTTAATGTTTGATTTAAATAGAGCACAAATTGGTGGATCAAAAAATATTGGGGGTGGTGAATTAAATTTTGGTATCAACAAAGGTTTTGGACGAGATGATACTGGTATTGGTTTTGAATTTAGAAAACAATTTAAAGATGGATCTGGCATGACTAGAAGAAGTTTTTTAAAAATATTAGGTGGCCTTGCAGCAATACCTATTGTTGGTAAATTTTTAAAACCAATTAAAACTGCAAAAGGTATTAAGAGCGTGCCAATTATTAAAACAGATAATGTTGCTGGTAAACCAGAATGGTTTGATGCATTGGTTAATAAAGTTATTATCGAGGGTGACGATGTTACTAAAAAATTTGCAACAGCAGACAGACAATCTATTCATCAGAAAACACTTGACGATGGTTCCGTGGTTCGAGTTACAGAAGACGTGGACGATGGTGCTGTAAGAGTTGAGTACGATAGTGCGGATAATGTTTTTGAAGACACAGTGCAAATGGAATATAAAAAACCATTACCTGATGAAGGAGCACCAAACCCTGCAGCAGAGTTCACGACAGCAGAGTCAGGTCCGGTCGGAAGACAAGTAGGTCCTGATGATTTTGATATAGACGTTGACGAAGTTGGTGGTTCGAGTATCAGAGATTTAGATTCTGATGTATCTAAACTAAAACAATATGCGACAGGTAAAGGACCTACAATGGAAGAAATTGTTAAAAATAAAAAAAGAAGAGATCGAGCTAAAGCCATATCAGAAGATCCTGAAGCTCAATCAGATGCAATAATTAGAAGACAAGGTGATTACGATCCAAGTGATTACGATGACTATGCAGCAGGCGGTATCGCTAGAATGTTAGGAGAGTAATGAACCCAGCTAGATTTTCACAGATGATGAAGTATCTGACTCGGGCTAAAAAAGAAAAGCCAGATCTTCCCGATGTTTTTCCTGCGAGCCAAGCACCTATCCCACCAAAAACACAAACTGTTGAAGAGATGGAAGCTATTAATGCATTTATAAAACGTGAACGACAACAGAAAGCAGGTGGTGGTATGTTGGTGCAACCAAGTGCTGATGGATCTAGACCTGGGTATGCTAATCCAAAAGGTAATCCTGAGTTTGGTAAAAAAATAACAGGTTCTATATTTAAAGGAACTATTAAAAAACATAATTTAGAAAAAGTAAAAAAACTAGAAGAAGTAGTAACAAAATCAAACTCACAATATAAAAAAAGTTTGTCGTCAAAAGCTGCTTTAGAAGCAGTTGGTTTTAAAGATGGTTATCAAGCAATACAATCTAAAGGAGCATTACGAGATGCGGTTAAAGAAAAACTTTCTAAATTATTAACTACTCAACAAAAAATAGATAACTATGTCAACAATGTTATGTTAGCAGAAGATGCATTAGTTAAAGATTTTAAAAATCCAATTTCTCACATTGCTAAAAAATTTGGAGTGTCTAGAGTAACTGTTGGAAACTGGGCTAGGGACAGTCAAGTTTATAAAGATAATAAAAATATTTTTACTGGTTTATCTAGAGAACTTAATTACAATAAATATAAATTTGTTGGAGATGGTGTTCCTAGATTAATGAGTGACTATAGTATTATAATGCAAAATAAACTTCCAACTTCTTTAACAATGTATGGCGGAGATAAACCAAGTAATTTTATAATGCAATCTGCTTATAGAAATTTTATTCAAAATAAAACAGCAGGAAAAAATGCTAGTGTAACTTTTGTAGGAAATCCAGAATTATTACCTCAAAATGAATGGCAGTTTATTAAAAATGGTAAACTTTATTCGTTAGACCCTTCTGTAGATGAAATAGAGTTTAATGGTAAAACCTATAAAAATAATTATTTAGCTCGAGGCGATGCAAAAGATATTTATAAAAAAGACTTTGGAGAAGTATACAAAGTATTTGATGATTTAGATAAATATATGAACACAACAACTGTAGTTGGCAATAAAGATGTAAAACTAGATACAGTTCTTCGACAAAAATTATTTGAGGCAACAGGTAAAAAAAATTATTTATTAAGAAGAGCTGTAGAGATAGACCACTTTGATATAAACAAAGATCCTTTTTCAAATTTAAGATTGTTAGATAGAAGAACAAATGTTCAAGCAGGTTTAATAAAAAGATTACCGAAGTACAAAAATAACCAAAAACTTTTAAATAAAGTTTTAACCGATATTGGATACACTACACCATATAAAGACGTAGATACATTTATAAAACGGTCTATAAAAAATATAGATACACCAATAAAAACTATCGGAGAAAATAAAATATTACAAAATATTGTAAGCTACAGTAAACTATCAGAATGTAAAATTGGTAAAGCAGAAGGTGGGCGTATCAGTTTTGCAAATAGTATTACCTGTATTCAAGATGGATTAAAAGAACAGAAGCTAGCTGCACAACAAGGAAATAAAAAAGCTGCACGAGAATTAGTGCAAGTTGGTAAAGTTGCAACACGAGCTGGACTATTAAAAAATGTTTTAGGTCCAGGTGCCTTGCTTGGTGAAGCAATGCTTGAAGGAGCAATCATCGGTAATAAAGTTTTAGGTGGTAAGCCCGCTGATATTGCTTATGCAGAAAGTTATATATCTTTTTTAGATCCTAGAAAATATAGAGGAGAACTAGATCCATTAAAAATGGCAAGAGAAGATATGTTAACTAGAGAAGTTGAAGATGCAGATGGTAATATTAAAACAATAAATGCACCGGGTTTTAGTGCTTTAAAATCAGGATTTGCAGCACAAGATCAATTGTCTGCTTTTAATGAAGCAGTAGAAGATAGAGATGATGCAAAGACAGCAAGTAGAATAGATCTATATAATCCGGCTGCAGCAGATGCAAGAGAACAAGGCGCAAGAGCTGATCAATCTGCAAATATAATATCTAGTGATTCCTTTAAAGATGCATCAAGACTTGCACAAGAATATTTACAAGGTCAAACAGGTGCTAACATGGCTAAATATAGAACAGATGATTTTGGAAGATTTGAAAGCGGTAGAGACAAAGATCTTAGAAGACGAAGAATGAAAGAAATGTCTGACATAATGCCAAGAGATTTTTTTACAGAAAAAACTTCTGATTTATTAAATCGTACACAGTATTTAAGATCACTTGGTTATGATGTATCTACTAGAGGTTTGATGGAACAACGAGAAGCGATGAAAGCATCACCATTATCTGTGGACGCAAGAATGTATAGTCCAGAACAAGTGTATGGCACACAAGGTAAATTTGCAGGAGGTGGTATAGCTAAAATGGCTGGTGTATCATCAGGTCCACCACCAGCATCAGGACCAAACTCACAAGGGTTGCTATCCCTTAAAAACCGTGTTAGAAACTACTAGGAGTAATATATGGCAGAAATAGACAAAGGACTCCCGAACACTAGAAAACAAGAAGAGATTCCTTCAGAGGAGGAATTACAAGAAATAGCCGTTCAGGAACCAGTAAAAGAAAAAGGACCAATAGAAGTAATACCAGAAGAAGATGGTGGCGTAACTTTAGATTACGAACCAGGTGCAATCAATGTACCAGGAACAGACTCACACTTTGATAATTTAGCAGAACTTTTACCTGATGATGTTTTAGAGCCAATCGGAAACGAAATGGTTCAAAATTATATGGACTACAAAGGTTCAAGAAAAGAGTGGGAGCAAGCGTACATTACAGGTTTAGATCTTTTAGGTTTTAAATACGAAAATAGAACAGAACCGTTTCAAGGAG